ATTGCGGGTGCTAATGTATCTACTACAAATGGTGTAACAGCATTTTTTGCATAATGGAGAAATATGGCTTTATCAGGAACTTCAAATTTTACTTTAACAGTAAATGATGTAATACAAGAAGCTTATGACAGAATAGGCGGTGATCCTATTTTAGGTTATGATGTAAGGTCCGCTAGACGTAGTATGAATATTATGTTTAGTGATTGGGCTAACAGAGGTTATAACCAATGGACTGTAGAATATAAAACTTTAGCTATTACTACTGGAACTACAGAATATACTTTAGATTATGATACAGTAGATATCATTAATGCAAATATTCAAATAAGTGATGGAAGTGAATATGCAATGACAGCACTAGGTCTTAATGATTATGCTGCTATTTCAAATAAAACTACTCAAGCTAGACCTACACAATATTATTTACAAAGATTAAATACTCCTGTACTTAAAATTTATCCAGCTCCAGATACTAATTATACTATTACTTATTATCGTATGAGAAAAATAGAAGATATTACAGCTTCTACAGTCAGTGGAGTAGAACAAAACATTGATGTGCCATTTAGAGCTTTCGAGTGTATGTGCGCAGGACTTGCTTATTATCTTTCTAAAAAAAGAACAGGTGTAACTGCTCAAACTCAACAAATATTAAAAGTGGATTATGAAGAAGCTTATCAAAGATTAATCGCTGGTGATGATACTCCTTCAACTAGAATTATACCAGCAACAGGCAACAGCTTTTATTCATAATGGCTAGAGTTCCAGCAAGTACTAGACCTCATAGAGCACCTTCAGCAAAATTTGCAGGTGGAAAATATGCACAAGCAATATCTGATAGATCAGGTATGGCATTTCCTTATCAAGAAATGGTATTTGAATGGACTGGTATGTTTGTTCATACTTCAGAGTGGGAACCTAAACAACCTCAATTAGATTTAACTTATTTTACTGATGCACAAACTTTACAAAATGCTAGACCTCAAGCGAGTATAAGTGCAACAGAGGCTGCAAGAACTGGTGGAGGATTACCAGGCTCTCAAACAGGTGGTGTTCCTAATCAAGTAACTGTTTTACCTGGATTTGAAAATACATCAGGACAATCTGTTTATGTTGGAGTTGCAACTATTCCAACTTCTTGGTATACTAACAACACAAATTTGTTACAGATAGGATTAGGAAGTGTTACTGTTGTAACATGATAAAAAATAAAAAATTAAAAGTAATGATTGGAACACCTTGTTATGGTGGTCAATTAACAGAAGCTTATCTACATGGAATAATGGATTTAACGAGAGTAGCTGCTCAAAATAATTTTCAAGTTAATTTAAATACTATTGGTAATGAAAGTTTAATTACAAGAGCTAGAAATACTATTGTGAGTCAGTTTTTAGACGCTGATAAAGAAGATGATAGTCTTACTCATTTAATGTTTATTGATGCAGATATAGGATTTAGAGGAGAAGCTGTAAGACGTGTTTTAGAATCAGGTTATGATATAGCTTGTGGAATATATCCTAGAAAAAATATTGAATGGGATAAAGTTCCTGACTTAATTAAAACAAGCGATAAAAATTTAGAACAAAGAGCTTTAGGTTATAATTTAAATTTTGCAGATCCTAATAAAATTGAATTAACTGGCGGTTTTACTGAAGTAATGGATGCTGCAACTGGCTTTATGTGTATTAAAAAAGAAGTTTTTTATAAGATGAAAGAAGCTTATTCTAATCTTAAATATACTAGCGATCAAATAGTTAATGGAAAAAGATATGGTAGTGATAACTGTTATGCATTTTTTGACTGTATTATTGATGAAAAAAGTAATAGATATCTATCAGAGGATTATGCTTTTTGTAGATTATGGCAAAAAATAGGTGGTAAGATACATGCTGATCTTCAAAGTCCTTTAACGCACTATGGAACTTATCCATTTGCAGGACACGTTTGGACTAAATTTAAAGTTGATGAGGTAATAAAAGATGGCAATGACATACAGCAGTCTAAAGACTGATATACAAACATGGGCTGAAAATACAGGAACAGATTTTACTAACCAATTAGATACTTTTATAGATAATACTTTTGATTCTTTATCAAGAGATATAGACCCTATTGGATTTAATGAAAATGTAACTACTACAGCAGTAGCTGGAGATAGATTTGTAAATCTTCCTACTTCTATTGAGCCTATGTTATTTAATTATTTAACTATTACAGTAGGCTCTAATGTAAGTTATTTAGAAATGAAAACTTTAGCTTTTTGTCAAGAATATTGGCCTGATATATCACTTCAAGGTCAACCTAAATATTTTGCTAATTTTGATGATAATCGAGTATATTTAGCACCTACTCCAGATCAAGCTTATACTTTAAAACTAGGATATCAAGGAAGAATTAATCCATTATCTAATACTAATACTACTAACTGGTACACTGAAAATATTTCAGATGTTTTATTATTTGGCTGTTTAGCTCAAGCAAATCTCTTTACAAAGAACATAGAAGATTATACTATATACACAAATTTGTATAATACAAGAGTTGCTACTGTTAACAATGAAGCCCGTAGAAGAAGAAGAACGGACTATAAGTTTCCTGGTAGCCCTGTTGGTACAAACACATTAACTGGAGGACAATAATATGGCAATAACACAAGCGATTTGCACAGTATTCAAACAAGACTTGATGTCGCCTGGTGGAAACCTTGCTGCTCAAACTCTTAAATGTGCACTATATACTAATGCAGCAACTTTAGATGCAACAACATCTGTTTATATAACAGGTAATGAAGTATCTGATTCAGGAACTAATTACACTATTGGTGGAAATACATTAACTAATGTAGCTATTTCTGTAGATGGAACTACTGCAATTTTTGATGCGGACAATGTTACATTTCCAAATGCAACTATATCTGCTCAAGCTGCTTTACTGTACAATAATTCTAATGCTAATGCTGCAATTGCAGTTTTAGATTTTGGAGGAGTTAAAACTTCTACAAACGGAACTTTTGAATTACAGTTTCCAACTGCTAACGCATCTGCTGGCTTAATCAGAATAGCATAAGGAGAAACTCCTTATGACTGCTACTGTTGGTTGGGGTAGAGATGGATGGAACACAGGCGCATGGGGTACATCACCTGACGCACTAGCTGTCATTACAGGAATATCATCATCAACATCTGTTGGTAATGTATTTGCTTCTGCGCCTTCTTTAACAGTAATTTCTGGACAAGTTTTAAACAGTGCACTTAGTGATGGAGTTGTTGCAGGAATTTCTATTTTTGAAACTATTACTGGTCAAGAAGTTACATCATCAATTAACAGTGTATCTACTGGAGAAGGTAAAGAAGTTCTTATTACTGGACTTTCACAATTAGAACTTGAACTTAATTTTGGTAATGGTTGGGGAAGAGAAGAATGGAGTAGTGGAGCTTGGGGTACACCATTAGGAGAGGTTGTTACTGGAGATGGAAATATATTTATTGAAGATGGTCAATCAATAACTGCTTCTGTATCTAATGTTGCAAACATTATAGGTAATGCTGCAATATCAGTTACAGGTGAAGGTGCAGTAGCTTCTTCAGGCGATTTTATTATCTCATCTAATAACTTTCTTTCTACTACAGGTCAACAAGTTAGTACAAGTATCGGAACTTACACAATATCAGGAGATGGAGCTATAACGGTAGTAGTTCCTGAATTTACAATAAATGCTAATTTAGGTAATATAATTACTGGATCAGCAAGTTCAACTACAATAACTGGTCAAGTTTTAAATACTGCTTCTGGTAACTTTATAATTACAGCAGATCAAATACTTCCTATTACTGGAAGTAGTGCTAATGCTAATGTAAGCTCTATTACAATCAGTGCTGAACATTTTCAAGAAATGACTGGTCAACAAATGAATACAGGTTTATCTAATGTTTCTCTTAATACTAATAACTTTATTCTTCAAACAGGTCAAGAAATGACCGTTACACCAGTAAATTTAAGATTTTGGGATCCAATAGTCGATGATAATACTGAAACTTGGACTAATATTTAGTGTACAAATGAATACAAATATATATTATTTACAAATATAAATTTATAAAATATAACAAATTATGTCAACGTATTCTTCAGATTTAAAACTCGAATTAATCGGAACTGGTGAAGCTTCTGGTACTTGGGGTGATGATACTAATAATAACTTAAATTTAATTCAACAAGCAATTGCTGGTTATGAAGCAGTAACTGTAAATGGAACAGGTACTACAACACTAGCAATGACTAATAAAACAATATCTAATGCTAGAAATGCAGTCATTCAA